TGGCTAAAAAAACCAGCGCCGCCAGCAATATCTAGCGTGCCTTCTTCGTCGGAAGGGGCGACGAAGGACTGTGCCCTCGTCGCTTCCTTCTTTCGTTTTATCTCATATCCAAATAATTCTGCCATACAACTATTTATACAACTAGGGTATGACTATTATTCGATTATGGTTATGCTCCGGTACCAATACCGTCTGATTTCATGTAATTAAAACGCAATGTAACACCAAATTCCATTATAGCGTCATTGGTATCCCACGCAAGATCAATAGCATCTACAGTCTGCGGCCATACATCAAGTAATTTATACGAAGCCGCTGGAACACCTATACGATATTGCTGTACCACATGAGCAGTCGCATAGTAATCTGTAGTTGATAAAGCACCATGAGTAGCATCAAAACCAGTACCGGATCTCGCTATATTATTTTGCCAGGTTTCAAACGATTTTCTTAAAGCCATTGCAGCATCACTGAATACTGTAATAGTCCATGCATCGAATGTACGATCACCAGCAACAAATACTTGACGACCTCTATAAGGTACCGCTACTTCACCAATAGTCATTGCAGGAATTTGAGCAGACCGACATAGGAATGGAACTGTTTCCATACCACCCGGAGCTGCACCACCAACAATAGTAACTGTAAATTGGTTAGCTCGAGCACCACCACCAGCGAGATTACTTACAAAAGTATCTAAATTAGCCATTTGTCATATCCCCCTTATGCTCGACCAACAATTTCATCAAAATCCACACCTGTTCGTGTGGCAATGAATGTTAGTGTAACAAAGTTAATTGATCGGGCTGGTTTAATATAAAAATCAGCACGAAACTCGTTATTATCAATAACCTGACCTGTGTTATTTGTTTCATCACACACTGTCAAGAAATCGGTGATACCTCTACGAGCTTGTATATCCCTCAAGAAGGGATCTACCATTGCCTTAAAGTTTGATCTTGTGAATTCATCGTTGAATTCAAAGAGTACTGTACGAGCTGCAACTTTAATAGCCTCCTCTATTACGAGGAATAATCTACGAACATTGATACGACTAAAAGCACTGTTCTTATTAAGAGCAGTCTTATCACCAAATAGCATTGTGCCTTCACCTGGGAATGTAACTACAGAATTGACACGAGCTCTATAAAGAATATCTCTTTCTGTCTGTTTAGGATTATGAGCAAGTGATATCGAGCTACGAATCTGACCACGATTCATACCAGCAGGAGACCACCATGCATCTTCAACAGCATCAGTATGAGCACAAAGACCTGCTATATGTCCATTAAGAGGAATCCAGCGATAAAGGTCATTATACTTATCAAACATCTTTGTATAGCCACTATCATACGCAACATAAGACGAACTACCTAAAGCGTCAAAGAAGCCTTCAGTGTTAGTTGTCTGTGTATAAGACTGTGCAATATTCACAACATCAGACTGGTCAGCAGAAATAAACGCCATACAATCTTTGCGTTTTCCTACCAAGTCAGTCATAAAGACACCGTGAGTTGTTGCGCCAGCATTATCAACAGAACTAGGACCAGAAATAAGAAGATTAACATCCTCCGTATCTGGGTCACTGAATGCTTTAAGATAAGCAAGTTGTCTCTGACCTTCAGTAGGAGCGACGGCAGAGCCGACACCACTAACTAGAGAGTCAGTCTGTACGATATTTGTTGCAGTTACAAAAGCACCAGCAACCGCAGCCGTTGAACCCCAATCAGATGACGATGCGACGGCATGATCCATCCAGTAAATGTAACTAGAACCATCATAGATAACATCAACATAATAATTACCTGCACCATCATCAGTTTTTGCATCAGATGCTTTAGATACCTTTTCCCACTTCTCTACGATCTCACCAGCAACGCCAGTAATATCACCATCTTCATCAACGACAATAATATGCATTTCATCACCAGAAGAACTACGATCTGTTGCATATGTTGATGTGCCTGGAGCACCACTGAACTGCTCATAAAATTCCCACCAACGTCTAACGGAGGTGGTAGCTGTAATGGCAGATGCCAATCCTGTAGCTGTTGTTGTTGGATATCTAACGATTGTCAAGTCATTAGAGCTTATGCTAGAAATTTTATATTTCTGACCATCAGCTTCTCCAAAATAAACAATATCGCCAGCAAAGAAACCTGTGGCGGATACCATTGTAATTGTGGTCGCCGCAGCAGCCGCATTAGCATCCACTGTTGTTTTAGCAGACTCGTAATAAGCAGCAGCTGAAGTACACATACTGACCTTCAAACTATTGCCCCATTCACCTGCTGTTCTAGCTGCCCACTGACCTACGTCAGCTTGACCGCCACCGTAAGGACCAGTTGTACCATCACCATCGCTATAATGAGTAGTGTTTTTAATCAATAAGGCAGTACCACTGACACAAGCGTTAACCGCACCAGTAGGAGCTACCCTTACAACTTTTAATGTATTGGAGTACGCAAGAAAAGAAGCAGCAGAAAACCAATACTGATAATTAGTAGCGTTAGGTTTTCCGAAAACATTTACTAATGTTGATTCGGAATCTATCGTAATAACCTCATCAATAGGACCTTGTGCAAAAATTCCACAAAAGCCACCGATTGAAGTCGGTTCCGCTCTAACCGTAGTGGTTAAATCTTTTTCTTTTACTTGTACACCCGGCGAAATTAGATCAACCATTTTCTATTTTCTCCTTGGTTATTTAATTAAGTAAAAATAATATATACTTATTTCTTTCATTCAAATTATTTCATTTTGTATATAAGTTATTTATTAAATAGGAGATTTACACAACACACCAGTGTGTCTATAAATAAGAATAGATAAAAATGAACACACAAATGCGTGATACAGGCAGAAAAGATTGGTTACTTAATACCTTCAAAGGACATTTATGTCCTTGTGGAGAATCTGAATTGGTTTGTCTAGAATGGTATCCTAATCACAAGAAAATAACATCTCTCACATTAAGACACGGTATTGTTACAAAAGAAAGAGAACTAGCAGAACAATTGATATTAAAATCCAAGGCCGTATGTCATAATTGTGCGAGCAAGATTGATAATGGTCTTGCACCTTTCGTTCTTTAATGAGTATCTACCTCAAAGAAATCTGGATAATCTTTTACAGGTCTCCAATAATCACCATCAGGATCTACAAAGGAAGTAATATCTTCCCCATAATGTACGCCATCATCAATAAAACCAAAAGGTGCCATATCGGCTTCAATATTTTCTCGTTGACTTTCATATAATCTTTTGCGGATATCTTCATCTGTTAGATCCTTAAAATACTGTTGGTCAGTTAGCCAAGAGAAGAATACAAGACACATCATTAAATCATCTGTTGCACCTTCTTCACCTTCAAATGATGATCCTTTCTGTACAAAGGTAGACATCTCAGCAATAATATCAAAATCATTTACGAATAATTTATCACCTTCAATCAACTGTTTTAAGTTAGAACAACCAACACGCTTTACTTGTTTTGTAGTTCTCACACCCAAGTCAGTCTGACCATCACCAAAACCACCACCAACAATTTGACCAAGACGACCTCTCATCTGTGTCATTATAATATTTTCATATGCCATATCATGGTGTAATGCATCTGCAATTTGTCCACCAATATCATTAATCTCTACCAATATCTGTGATTCGTTATAAGATTTTGCTGTTCTATAAATGATATCAGGAAAGACAAGAGGTTTGATTTCATTATCTCTAAACTTTGCAACCAACTTATAAGGCATCTGTGTAATATCAATAACAACAAATGCTGAATAATCATTTGAACCACCTCTAGATACATCTACTGTCATACAATACTGGTGATCTTTTTCAGGTCGTACAAATATATCTAAACCACCACTAGATTCTATAGGATCGAAATGTGGAATATTTTGAATCTTTGTAGGATTGATTAATGTATCAACTGAACCAAGAAACGAACATTCAAACTCTTGTAAGAATTGCTGCTCACTAGTATTACGAATGGTCTGTTTTTTCCATTCTTCATCTCGTCCTGGTACTTCAGTCCAATGTACCTCTATTGCTTGAAATTCCGATCTCTCATTAACTGCATCCATCCACATCTTGTAATACATATTCATTCCACGTGGCGTGGATACTATCATTACTTTGGAAGTTTCGCCTGCTGTAATCGTCGGATAGACAGAACTAAAGAACTGTTCAGCAATGTTAGAAGGAACGAACGCAAACTCATCAAGGAAGATAATATTATAAGAACCACCACGAACAGCAGAAGCTGAAGTAGATGCAGCCAAGATTTTAGATCCATTCTCTAGCTCCAGAGAACCTTTGTTCCAGTTCATAACACCCATCTGTAACCAATCAGGTAAGTGTTCGTATGCTAACTGCAATCTAGATAACAAGTCTCTCGCTGTTGATGCCTTATTTGCAAGTATCGCAACATTCACAGTCTCATTAAATATAATATAGTAAATGAGATAAGATAAAATAGTAGTAGACTTCCCAGACTGTCTAGGAAGTTTACATATGGTAAATCTATTCTTATGGAA